ACAATTTTGTGAGATACTCTGTCAAGATTAACCGTTGGCCCTTCGGGGTGTCCTAACTCACCAAGAGCACGACCTTTTCCAACAAATGCTTCGTTGTATCTGTTGACCTCTTTCTCAAGAGTTTCCACAGGATAAAAACGACCATTTCTGTTCTTAAGGTTTCCTTGTAAAAAGATACCCTCAATAAACATATTCTTCTTGCCGTTTTTTTCCTCGACAAGAACCTTGGCGGTTTCGATCTCTTCTGTGATGAGTTTCATTAGTTAAGCCTCAGGTTGTTCTTCTTCTACTTCATCATCAACAGGCTCTGCCTCAGCGACAGGCTCTTCAACTTCCGCTGTATCCTCAACGGAACTAGGTGTACCATCAGCTACTTCTGCTTCTGGTTCATCCGTTACCTCTTCCTCATCATTAAGATAGGGATTAGGCCCACCAAACATGTCAGCAGTGACAGCTGGTGTTACAGCATTGATATTCTCTTGAGACTTAGCATAAAGGATCTCTTTGATCTTATCATGCACATCAGCTTGAGCATTATCAGCTGCAATCATGTCAATTAAATCATTATCCATAACAGTTAATATAGAATAGGATTACTTATTATTTATATTTCTCCGCCTTGAGGCATTTCTGGCGCCTCTGTGGCACTACCATCTACGCCAGGTTCTACAGGAGCTCCCATACCCATAGGATCGGGATTCATTGCCCCGCCTGGGAGTTGTTCTGGATGTACACCCATTTCAAGTTGTTGTACCTCCATAGGATCTGCAATAATACCATCTTTTATTTCTTGTTTCATTTGCTTATCGATTTCTATGATCTCTTCATCTTTTTGTTTTAAGATATGTCTTCTCACATAATCAGCTGAGAAATACTTTCCAACATAGGGATCTACTGCAGCAACAACTCCCAGTCTTTCATTCATCAACTCAGACTCTTTCAGTTCTGCAAAATGATTATCATAGACATAATCATATTGTATATGGTCTGATAAAACTTCCCAATCTTCTGGAGTGACAATATTCTTCAAGATTAACTGAGTCTTCAACATATCGTTGAACAGTTGAGAGAATCTCTTTCTCATTCTACCAACAAACTTGGTAAATTTAATTTCGTCTCTTAGTATCTCAGATGATCTACCTAAGTTAAATCCGTCACCTGATCCAGCAATACGAGATTCTGGAACTCCTAGTGAACGGTATAGTTTCTTTTGGAAGTACTCGATGTCGCTAAGTTCGCCAAGATTTTGTCCACCTGGCAACGTAGTGATTTCAGTTCCTCTGCCACCCTCTCTTCTGGGTAACCAGAAGTCTTCGAGCATGGACATGTGTTTTCTGTCATCTCTAATTTCTCCTGTAGATGCGTCATAGACGAGTTTATTTCTATAACGGTTCATTACCTCTTTAAGGTATTGTTCCGCTTTCATCTTAGGTAAGTTACCTACATCAATATAGAAAATTCTTCTTTCTGGAGCACGACTCAACCTGTAGATAACAAGAGAGTCCTCAATCATTCTAAGTTGATTGAGTGCTTTGATTGACTTATGTAAGTAAGAAAGAATAGTTTGTTTGTTCCTGTCAACTAAACCTGAGTGACAGAATGTGATAGCATCAGGTGCAATCTTCACTGGTCTCTGTTTAGTAGAGAAAGGAGTTTGACCTATAGCACCCAAGGCATTTTTACCTTGTGTCTGACTGGGATCATACTGATAATACTCTTCTATCTCTGGGTTCTCAATATCAGCAGGGTTCTGTCCGTTTACCTGTTTGATTGCTCCTCTAAGTGTAGGATCTGTCTTTAGTTTTCTTACTAACTTAATTTTAAGTGGGTCAATATATCTAACTTCCTTAAGTCCTTCCTCTGGTTTCTTGACATCAATTACCTTATGGTAATAGATTCTACCATCAATATACCAGTTCCTTAGAATTTCATGACACTTCTTATCGAAGTCCATTACTTCTTTAATAGTTTTGAACTCTTCTCTAATGAGTTCTTTAAGCTTCGCAGATGCTGGAAGATTCTCCAAATCGATTTCGACAGGAGAATCATTCTGATCTGAAACTATTGCTTCATTTATTATATCTTCTATGGCAGAATCCACTTCTGGGTGAAGTGCCATTTCTCGATATCTTTTTATTAATTCGTACTCGGATTTATAAACACCATCAATATCAACATACTGGCCATAAAACCCACTCGAAACATAATAATCCGATGAGTCCTCATTATTCTGAGGAACAGGAGAGACGACGTTCTTATTCTGTTCGTCATCTTTCTCTATTTTAAAACCAAATAATTTAGCCATTAACTCACTACTACTGGGCTGTCCCAGTTATTTATCAATATATTATAACACGAATATTATGTTATGTCTATTGATTCTGATTATAACCTGTTAAGAATGATTCTGAATCTTCTCCTCTATAGGCATCCCACCACTGGACTTGTAGATCCACTGTAAACTCTTCGACTGAATCTGACTGATCGTATGATAGTTCGATTGCACTTACGTTTGTTGGGAATATTCCGTGGAACTTATAAGTTTTTAGAACAGGAACATCAGAATTAGCAGTAATTGCTTTCTGAAGTTTTCCAGCACTGTCACCGATATAGTTCTCAGGAGTTTGATAATTAGGTTGACCATTGATAGCGTCTCTACCTAACTGATAGACATATGCATTTGTTTGATAATCAACAGGAGTCACCTCTCCAGTAGCATTGTCAACACGGTTGATTCTATTCATCCATGCTTCAAATGCGTTTCTAAGTCTGAATGTTGTGTCGTTGATAACTGTGATTGTCCAAACATCGAATGTTCTATCTCCAGCAATCTTGAGGTTTCTGCCTCTGAATGGAATATCAATAACGTTGATATTTGATGCTGGTAGGTTTGCAGCCTTTACCATGAATCTAGTATCCAAGGCAAGTTCTTCGTTTGAGATCTCTTTCGCTATACCTTCTGGGTAAACTAGTTTTACCTCGAACAGGTTAGGACGAGCTCCACCACCAACCAACCTAGACCTAAATGAGTCTATGGTTCTTTGATTGACCTTTGGTAAATTTGCGGGCATTTTTTAAATCCTCTCCGTGGTGTATTTAGTAAAATTAAACAGATCCAATCACTTCATCAAAGCTGATGCCTGTTCTTGTAGCAACAAAGGTTAGACCAATGAAGTTAATAGAACGTGCAGGCTTCACGAAGATGTCTGCCTTAAAGGTATTTGAATCAATAACATCAGGTGTGTTGTTTGACTCATCGCAAATGACTACGAAGTCGGAAATACCTCTCTTAGCCTGTACATCACGAAGATATGGTTCAACAATGTTTACAAAAGCAGTTCTTGTAAGATCATCGTTAAATTCAAATAACTGAGCTTTTGCTGCTCTTTCGATAGTTCCTTCAATCGTTAAGAATAAACGACGAACGTTGATTCTATCAAATGCAGATGCTTCTTTCTGTGCAGTCTTATCACCGAATAATACAAGACCAGCGCCAGGTGAGAATATAACAGGGTTAATTCTCTTAGGATATAGTAGATCCCTCTGTGCTTGAGATGGATTGTAAGCAATCTTAACTGCATTGTTGATAGTTCCTCTAGTTGCACCAGCTGGTGAGAACCAAGGGAATGAGTTGATGGAAGTTCTTGCCATCAATCCAGCAATATCACCATTTAGAGGAATGTATCTAAATGTATTGTTGAATCTATCGAAGGTGTATTTGTATCCAGAGTCAAATACTGCATAAGAACTGGATGTCAAACTTTCATAGAATGAAATAATATTGTTAGTTTGTTGATCTGAATTGGTTAAACCAACAACACCAGATCTGTAAGGTGAAATACATGCGATGCAGTCCTTACGAGTGGTAGCAATCTGAATTAATTTATTTGCCTTAGCCTGAGCTTCGTAAATTGAATTTCCACCAGATGGCCCTTGAATTAGATAGTTTACTGAGTATTCAGCAGGGTTATCTAAAACTGTGTAAGAAGAAATAATATCTCCTAACTCACACTTATATGCTCCAATTGAACCGTAATCGTTTCCGTTCTCAAGTGAGAATGTCTTGGGGCCAGCACCGTTGAATGTTTTTCCTTGTGCTTCTGATCCCCATGTTCCACTATTGTCAAGAGTGTAACCACTTAACATAGTGTACTTAAGACCCATACCAGTTTGTGCAGCACCAACAAATGCATACTGTGAGAAGTTTGCAACGTAGTTTTTGTAGTAGATGTCTGTGCTTGGTGATATCTTAGCATCAAGTGCCTTAGATAATCCAACCCATTTTTCTACAATCGCACCAGCTGTACCAGTTACTGATCCTGTATCGTCTACAACTAAGACATGGAATTCATCGTACTTAGCGTTTCTCGCTTTAGCGTACTCTGTTGTGGTTGGTGCTTCTGCGATTTGACTCCACTTAATTGTTGTATTTGTAAGACCTAAAGTTTGTTCGTTGTACCAGTCAGTAACGGTATTACCTTCTCTTAGATAAAGTCCACTACCAATACCAGACATAACAATGAAGTCTGTATTTGCAAATGCAACAGTAGCTGCAGCATTCATCATTATCTCTGGAGCTCCACCAACCTGAGTCTGAACATTCATAACGGTAGCATTATAAGTTCCGTTAAGTGACTTAATTTGGTCGCCAGGTGAAACTTTTAACGCATTAAGATCTTCACCAAAAGTGATGACAGTAGAACCAATACCAATTGCAGCTTGGAATCTTGTTCTTTCTATTCTTTGAGATACTCCAGAGTTGTTAAAGATCTGATAACGGTTTGGTTGGTTATCGGATGCTGGTCTAGTGAAGTATTCGTTGTAGATATTAACATCATAAGATTGGAAAGCGTTAGTTGAAGAACCTTCTTCGTAATCAGCAACACTCCAAACATCTGTTGTTACGTTATGTTTTGCAACAACTTTAACGTCAATTGAGTTAGCACCGATACCAGTGATTATACCCTTGACATATCCAGTTTGAACACCAACTGTTCCATCTGTATTTGCAACACTTGTTGAGAAACCAGCAGTAATTGCGTATCCAACTACAAGACCATCAGTACCAATTGCGATTCTCTGATCAGCTTTAGCATCAATGGTACAAATCTTTAAACCATTTGCCCAAGAGCCAGGGTTTCTTGCTGCATAGTTCCAGTTAGTATCTGTTGAACGATTATTGTAATAATCTTCAGATGACTTGATGGATAGGTTTGTAATTGCAACACCGACAGGTGCGTTAGCGTTGGATAAGTTTGCATTGTTTGTTCTTAATACTCTTAGGATTCCTCCATAAGATAAGAACGAAGATGCAGTCATCCAGTACTCATATTGAGCATCGGTAGATTTTGGTGAACCAAAAGTATTAAGTAAGTCAGCTTCTGTCTCAATCAAAACTGGTTCGTTTACAGGGCCTTTCTCGAAGGGGCCTGCAATCGCTCCAACCTGATCGTTGATGCCGTCTATTCTTCCTACTGTTAGGTCTATTTCTCTTACCTTAACGCCTGGAGATACTAGATTAAGCGCCATGTTAGTGTTCCTCGAAGATCTCAGTTGTTTTCTCTGTTATTATTTAGAAATTACCACTTTTTCACTGGGGAAACGATGCATGAACCTCCTACCAATCAGGATATACGTCTGGTTTATCTTTCTTTCTTTTCTTTTTTACTCTACTAATAGTACAGGATTTACATTCATATGAATAAGATGATGGCCTTTCACCTCTACTTTTCCTAGTTAGATAAAATCCATCCGTTAGAGAGTAAGTTCTACCACAAACTCTACACTTTCTCTCATGTAGAAATAAAACTGGTTCATCTAAATCCACTTACAGATAATCCCACATATATGATCTATCACCATATTCATCCATATGCCATCTTTCTCCATCTGAATCTACAAATGATGTTTCCTCAGATATACCGTCAGATATAAAACCAAATGGTGCCATGTCTGCCTCTATTTGATCTCTTTGATCATCGTATACTCTTTTCCTTATATCATCGTCCGTCATTTCTTTAAAATAATCTTGCATGACCAGCCAAGAAAATATCACCAGACACATGGCAAGGTCATCATTACACCCTTCCTCAGCCTCAAATGAGTTTGATTTTTCAATAAAAGTTGTAAGTTCTGCAATAATATTATAATCTTTTACTATCAACTTATCTGTCTCTATCAAAGTCTTAAGGTTGAGTGATCCTATCTTTTTGACAGTCTTAGACATCTTGACTCCCAGTTGCACCTTACTACCAGAGAATCCTTGACCCAATACTTGTCCAGCTCTACCTCTAACAGCAGTCATCAAAACATTTTCATATTCCATATCATAGAATAGTATGGATGCAATCTGATCTCCAATATCATTTACCTCACACAAAACATATGCATTATTATATGCTTTAGCAAAATCTAAAATGACGTTTGGAAACAACATTGGTTTAATTGTGTTGTTTCTATATTTTGCAACTACTCTATACGGAAACTCTGTTGTATCAAATACTATGAAGGCAGAATAATCTTTCTCTACACCTCTTGCAACGTCTACTGTTATCGAATAATTATGTTTTGGAACTGGGTTTTCATATATCTCTCCACCTCTTTTTCCACGATTTATTGGTTCATCATACACCATAGTTTTCAACTTGGATGGTGATATTAAGGTATCAACAGATCCTAAGAACTCACACTCAAACTCAACACGGAACTGTGCTTCTGATGTGTTCTTGATCGTCTGTTC